TTAACTCTTGTCTTGGGTTTCATTCCTTCAGCAGTAAATTTAATATTTACTGAGCGCATTTTTGGAACAAGAGCAGAATTTGTTACCAAATCATTGTTTGTTTTAGTATCTTGTCCTTCTGAAACAGCATAAGCAAGACCTGTTCTATCGTCTGTTCTTTGGCTGCCGTAATAGTTGGTTCTCCAATTACCCCAAACTGCATTATATGTGCCTTTAGATTGTGAGGTAGCACCGAATTGGTCATAGTTGCCATTTTCATTTTTAGCAACCAGCGGCAATTCTTCTTCACTAAACCAGATATCTGATGGTGGATCCAACTTAATAGAACCAGTCCATGTGATAACACTAAAAGGGTTAATGTTTTCTGTCTTACTTGCCTTTTCGTTCTTAATGTATGAAACATCAGTATATGGCAAAGTAATCAAATTGTTTGTTAAAACATAATTGTTTGCAGTTCTCGTTGGTGTTGTTAAATTAATTTCTTGCAACGGAACAAATTGTGTTTTGGAAAGAGGTCTCAATTCTTTCTTAGTATAATCAACAGAAACGCCATAGTCACGATTGTAAACATCACCGACACCATGGCCAGCAAAATTATCTACAACAAAACCATTTTTAAATCGGTCAAAACCATTTGAATCTTGAATCTGTAAAGATTGTGTGTCTTTCTCCAACAAATTCAATGTTGTATAATATTCCAAATTCTTAACACGGTTTTCGATACGACCAATGTCACGCATTGTGTACCTACGATTATCGATAGTAGTTATTTCAATATCAGAAGTAATATCAAACACATATGGTTTTTGTTTAATTACAAACAAAGGCATTGTATCATCAGACACATTTGGCTCTTTAGGATTTAAAGAACTAATACCTTCAACAATAGAAAATATGCCATTCTTATCGAGGACAATCTTATCAGTTCTTGGCAAGTAATAAGAATAATCAGTTAGAACATCGCTAGATGGATCAATGAAGTCGTTTACAACAGCACCAGCTCCAGTGAATCCTGTGCCAGCATCATTGATTCTTGGTCTGAAGTCCAAGCAATCTCTTAGTTGGTAAGTTTTTCTGTTATCGGTAAATGTAGGAATATCTTTATAGGCAATTCCAGTATATGAGTTTACCGAAAAGTAATCACCAGAACCATGGGTAAAGTAATCAAAGGTAATACGAATTGGGTTAGTTGGTTTTGGTGAACCAGCTTTCAGTCTAACTTTGCCAAGGCCATAATACGTTAATTTTTGGCCATTGTCTAATTCATATCTGTCAGTAATGTCAACGTCTCCTGTAGTGTTAAACGCAGTTCCAAACGCATCTGGAGACATCATTACAGATGTTAGTTTATAGATGTCAGCCTTACCTAAAGACACAACAGTTGCTTGGGCAGTATTTGCATCGGTATAGTCAATCGTGGCACCAGTCACAAGAGTTTTGGTCTTCTTGTCTGCCGCAGTATTTGTCTTGGTAAGTTTACCAACAAGTGCCACGTCAGCAGTAGCATAGGCTGATACATTGGCAGGCGAGTTTGACAAAGAAGCAAGGTTAATAGTAACAGAAGTGCCGCCAACTGCTCGTGATACATAAGTTGTTGGATTCAAATACTGACCAGCGTTTGTACCACTCTTAACAACTAAGATGTAAGAAGATGTAGCAATACTGTCAAATGTTTCATCAGTACCAGCTGAAATTGTTACTGTATTTGAAGATAATGTTCTTGCATATGAACGTTTAACGCCATAAGAAGTTTCTAAGTTTGTTGGATCAACTGTTTTAATTGTTGAATATGGCAACTCAAACAAATGCGCCAAGTATTGTGTGTCATTATATGCAGCTGTATCATAGTAAGCAATTAAACCACTTTGATTTGCTGTTGGCGCTGTAGCTACAAGCAAACTAACCGCATTAGTAACAGATGTAATCCTATATGCTAAACTGTTAATTGAAATATAATCACCACTTGTTACTTCATTAGTGAACAATGTAGCAGCACCGGTAATTACATTACTTCCGTTTGTTGTTGAAACGGAACCAGATAGTGCAATTTGTGTTGGTGAAATGTTAGCAGTAAAATCTACGTAACCAGCATTATCAACAAATAACTGTTTAACATCACGTTCAAAGACATAACCAGGCGTCATAGAAACATCAAACAACCAGCACTTGTAAATTGCAGTTGTAGTGCCTGCTGTTCCAGAACTGAATTCCATGGCTCTGATTTTACCAGTACCAATTGCAGTACCACTAGAAGAACCAGCAGTCACAGTATATCGGTCATAAAATGACACAGATGGCAACAACGACAAATCGGGAATTGAACTCAAACCAGTGACGTAGATATAGTTACCAATTGTTGTGCTAACTACACCATTGTTTACGTTAGCATATTCTCTGGCTTTATTTCCAATAGTATATTTTGTTCGAATGTTCTCAACTTCATAACCACGAACATACGCTTTTCCTGGCTGAATGATAGTCATTAACTTGTTATCATTACCGCCATTAGCAGCCTCATAGTAACCATTGCTCGAAACATTACTGCTTTTCAAATGGTTAATGATATTCAATGTGTAAGGTTTTACAATGTAATTGCCAGATTCATCATATGTTCTTCTAGCAAATGTGTCACCCAAGATACTGTATCGTGGGTCTAAGTTCTGTGAAATGACCTCACCATTTTCAATCTTAATCAATTCAATAAAGTTAGGGTCATCGTTAGCATCAAATGTGACAGGACGTGTAGCCAAGTCCAATGCAATCTTATAACGGTCAGCGCCAGGGGCAATATAATTACTTGCACCAACAGCTGGGTCAAGTAATGAAGTATCTTGTGAAGAAGTTGTTGTTGATTCTGTTACTTGGAAACCAATAATAGTATTGTTAGCCAAAGCATATTTTTCTGCAATTAAAGTTTGACTATCAAAGTAAGCAAACACACCTTTAGTGAATACAACACCAGATGATACAGAAAACGCAGTAGCTACACCAGTTGGAGTAGTAGCTGCAACTTGTAATGTCACATTGCCTGATTGTGTGGTAATTAACTCACCAGCCTGAAAGACTGTGTTAGAACCACCAGAATATGGTTGTGATGCTGTATATTTTACGTAAATGGTTGATGGGTCACCACCAGATGTTGAACTGATAGAATTAACAACAATAGCTTTTACGTTAGAAGTTAAACCTCTAATCGTTTCATTAATCAACGAAGAAATCTTAGTGTCAGAAGTATTAGCACCATATGATGCGGTCAATTTAACATAGTTGTACTTATTATCAACAGCTTGACCACCAGGAACAACGATTGAACCTTCTTTATAAATGCTTTGGCCAAAACGCTCAATTTGTTTTTGTAGTGATGTTTGTAACTGTGTTAATTCACGAGCCTGGACTGCACGACCTGGTCTAAACAAGATACGATAAAACTGTTTGGTTTCATCGTAGTCGTCATAGTAGGGATTAACATTATAGTTCTGCGCCATAAATTGCCTTTAAAACTGTATTACAAATTTAATATTTTCTGCTTGGCCATCTGCTCTATCAGTTTTGGCCGCATTCTCAACATAGAGAATGTCACCAGAATACGGTTCGAATTCTGGATTTATTTGTGAAACGATTGTTCTCGATACACCTGAAGTTGTTCCAGTTAAAGAAGCACCAACCACAAATGTTCCTTGTGTGTTTGTCATTTTAACTGAAGTAGAGGTCTGAGAATGAACATAACCATATGCTGTTGCTGTATTTACTGAAGCACCTTGGTAAACATATTCATTAAGAGAATATGATGAACCCGCAGTCAATGTAATAGTTCTCGCCTGTGAAATAACAGCATTTGCTGTTGAATTATTTGCTACTGATGTAACGCCATATTTATGTGGGTTCCTAAGCAAACCAAATTGTCTAAAAGCAGTATCAACAGAAATTAAACCACTTTCTGTAGAATCAACTTCTCCAATTTTACTTGCAACCATAACATTAGTAGCAAGTAAGTCTTTAACTGGATTCTTTGCGTGGCCATATTTTGGTGCAATGATACAACGAGCATTTGCATTAGTTCCAGAACCAAAGATGATGGCGTTAGCATACGTATAACCAGCGCCAATTGTAGTTACTGTAATCTTATTGATTGCACCATTAGATACAGTTGCTGATGCAGCTGCCAAAGTGCCATCTCCGTCAAAGTAAATTCTTGTGGAGATTGACAGGTTGTTTGCAGTTGCGGCACCACCGCCATTAGCAGTAGTGGCAGAAGACAACGTAATCTTATTGTTTGGTGAATCTAAGTTGGAGATAAAAGCACCAACTGGAATACCAGTTCCTGTAACAGACATGTTGGAAGAAACATTAGTTGTATTCGCCAATGTAAGAATTGTGCAACCTGTTCCAAATGCGGAACAAGTAATAACGTTATGGTAATAACCTGTACCGCCAGTTTGAATAACCACAGTTGTCAATTCGCCAGCAACCACACCCGTATCATCTAAACTATAATCAGACAATGTACTAGCGGTGTCAGACCTTCTTGGTGTTGGAATCCAATCGTTAGTTAAAAACTTGTTGGAAGAACGAACATTAAACATGTACTTCCAAATATAACTGTCGGCTGTTGAGATTACACCATTTGAAGTGGTATAGTCTCCTGTTGGTTCAACTGTCGAATTAGCCGTTGCATTATTAGACAAACATTTGTAAACATTTTTAGTCGAAGTAATGACATACATCGGTTTCAAGTTTTGACTAACGTTTGCGGTAATTAAGTTTTCCAAGCCAATAGTGTCGTCATACTGGCGGTACTTTGTGTTTGCCGTCCAGTTGACCCTTGGAATAACATGTTCTACGTCATTTGCAGTAATTTTCTTAGCTGCAAACATATTGTCCCAAACTTCTTTTTCATTTGAGATGGTTTCTACGATTGAATTTGGAGATGCCTCATTAGCATATGCCACGTGGCCACCAATGAAGACGTATTCAATTGATGGAGTAGTATCGCTAAAAGAGTCTTTAAATCTCTCAGCACTATTCAAAGGTAGTTTTTTTGATGTGTAATTTGTTGCCATGAACTATATTTATGTTACAATTATCAAAGATTGTGAGTTGGCATTGGTTGTAAATGCACTGGATACAGTTAAAGATGTATTACTTGTAATAGCATTAACTGTTCTGATTTGATTATTTACAGAGATGTTTGAACCAACTGTTAGAATGCCACGACTGTTGGCCGTAACAAATTTGGTCAAAGTACCTGTTACGTGAATTGAACTATTGACATTGACTCTGCCGGAAACAGAAATTTGTTTATCCGAAGACAAACTAATATTTGTGTCAATAGTTCTGTTAATTGGATATTCAGCATACTGTTTGAAACCAGCTGGGTGTAACAATCCTTTTAAAATCTCTCTATACTTGGAGAATTCAACTTGTACGGATGTCACATAAACAAAGTCCGTGTAATAGTTTAGGCCTTCAAGTTTTCTATCCAATGAGGACAGAATACCTTCTGAACTATTCCATTTACCTGGGAATGAAACATAAGACCTTTCAATTACGGCCTCAGCAGTCGCAGTTCCATCTCCAGACTGTGATAAATCAACCGCAGGCAAGAACTCATATCCCGAACCGGTGTCAGTCACACGAATTGATTGAATCTGGCCAACAACTGTAGATGTGTTACCACTAATAAACTCTGAGTCGCCCATAATAGAAACAATCTGCACATTAGCATTTACTGCTGATGTGTTTGCAGAAGAAATGGTAATAGATGGGAAATTGTCTTGTACGTAACCTTGGCCACCAATTAAATCTCGGTCATATACACCAACTTTTGCGAATGTGGATGTTTTAGTAAATGCTACATTGACATTGAACGATGTTGTTGATGTAATACTGTTAATGTAACGAGCTTCCAAATTAATCATAATCTGGTCACCAACGAACAAATCAGATGTGAAGTTTGTTCCAGTACCAGTAACTATAATACCACCAGATGATGCGTTTGCGGTACCTGGAATTCTGGAAGGACCAAATTCAATCCTAGTAATTGCACCCGTTGAACTGACATTAGTTACCGCAGCTGCAGCACCTGCACCTGTTGTTGATGGTGGGTTTACACCAAAGACAACTTCATCGCCTTTTTTATAACCTTGGCCACCAGCATTAATTCTGATTCTACCTAAAGAACCAAAGTCTTTTAATCTAACGTTTGTGTTAGCAATAGCCAAAGGACTATTAGCATTATACGTTATAGTATTACTTGATGAATTTGATGAAAGAATGGATACATTGGTGATTGGACCTAATGAGGTCAATGTTGTTCTGGACAACGCATCAACAATTCTTGTACTTGCATTTTCACCAGTTGGAATTACATTAGCTGGAAATCCGTAGTTTGTATTTGAAATTAATATACTAGAATATGTCGAGATAACATCAGTAAACAAGGTGAATGTGTTTGGACTAAGTGTACCGCTTGTGTCAACCGTATTAATCGCACCAGTAACAACTGTACCACTTGGACCAAATCCTTTAAAATCATCACCTGATTGGAATCCTGCACCACCAAAACGGACATTCATTACGTCCACAAAACCTGTTGAGATGGCATCAACTACAGCTTCCGCTCTGGTTGTAAAACCACCACCATTAATTGGAACTTGGTCACCAATATTGTAACTTGCGCCGCCATTGATAACATTGATTAGGTTAACAGTAGAGATGGTGTTAGAACCAATGGTGATTAATGTTGTTCCATCATCACCAATAATCTCACAAGTAATTTCTTCAGCGTTTAAGAATGTACCATCCAAGTTTTTGGTATTAATGTACAATTCAATGGCTGTCTGTTGTGTAATCAACCTTGGTGCGGCACGTTCAACAATCGCACTGGCACCAGATGTTGTACCAATAATTCTTCTGGAATTAAATGCATCAAAGTCAAAGCTTGGATAATATACTTTGATAACTGTTCCTACAGATGGCGCAGTATAGAAAATGAGTTTCTTGGTTTCTTTACGTACAGTATAACCACTATTCAATAAAATACCATTTTCATATACACGAATGTCGGTTATAAGTGCCTGTTGTGCTAAGTAAAATGTGGTTGTTTCTCCGTCACCAACATATGATGAATAAACATCATTATCAATTCTAAGTACATTCTCAACAACCCAATCACCAGCCGAAGCTCTAAGAATGTTGTCTTTTGGTAAAGTAAATTGGACTTCTTCACCATATAAGATTTTGAATAATAGACTGAAAGACTTTTCACTACCTCTTGAAAGGTACAATGGCAAAACATTCTTAATTAAAAATGCCTTATCAATTTGTTCTGCTTGTGGCAAAAGCGTTGCAAAGTTTGATACGAAACTTTCTCCAAACGCATCAATTGAGTCATCTACGTCAGAAACATATCTTAGGCTTTTAGCCTGAGTCACCAAATCATTTTGTTGAGTACCTTGTTTAGTTTCAAGGAACTCATAGTAAGCTTCTAAAAAGTTTACGAATAATGGATATTCTTCCCGAACATACTCAGGAACTTGTTGATTTACAAGAATTGAATTTTTAAAATCTGACATTACGAATTAACTTTTAATAATTGCGTAGCAACTGCTGCTGGGTCGGTTTCATCAATTGTAATGATAGTGTTTCTAATAGATTCGATAATACCAGATTCAGATTCTAAACTCAAACGAATTAAACCGTCTGGAGTAGCAACTGCTAAAATTTTTAAATCGTTAATAGTGATAACACCAGTAGAGTAATTGATTGTACCCACACTTGAATTTATGACTTGCCTATTGGCACTACTGTCATAATAAATTGTTCTGATTGTTCCAACTTTTGTGTCAATCACAGCCGCTGCAGCAGCGTTATAACCACCGCCGCCTGTGATTGTAACAACCGCACGGCTATAGTCAACGCCGCGGTTTGTCATTTTAATTTCTGCAATTCTACCATTTTGGATTACGGCCACAGCTGTTGCGCCTACGCCATCTCCAGTAATTGTTACTGTTGGTGCAGTTTCGTATCCGTAACCAGCATTAGAGATTTCAATAGAAGAAATGCCTGTTGAAGATTGTGGAATTTCTTCAATAACAGCAGTACGACTAACACCACTACTGTCTGTTGTAGTAAATTCAGATGAAGTCAATCTGTTTGTAATTGTGCCACGATGTAGAGGCACACCAAAATTAATAGTATAATTAGACGTTGTGCCTACTTCTGGTTGAAATCTTTTCTGTAAGCGGACAATCGTTTCTGAACCAATGATACCATTAAAGCTAACACGGTCAATTTCGTCTTGTAATTTCGAGAGAGCGAAAATACTATTAAATTTATTAAGGTAAGTATTTTTGTAACCAATGATTGCATTCCTGATTGAAGTTCTTAATGTATTCTCATTAAGAGTTGTTTTTCTATCATCATATTTCACAACCGAGTTTAGAATCAAATACAAATACTCAGGGTCACGAATTTCAGCACTAACTGAAACGATGGCCTTCGGTTTGATAATTTCATCGATAATTCTTGTTTTTTCTGTTTCTGTGATATAGTAGTTTTCTTTTGGTTTCAAAGAAATCAATACTTTACCATAGATTGGTGGAATTTCATCTTCACCACCCCATACTGATAATGAATCAATACTTGGATAATTTTTCTTAATGTAGGACTCATAGTCAACTTTGGTGACCAAACGATTCTGTGTGGCAAATTGGACTGGTGATGCTGATTTAATTTCATCAAGTGTTTCTCGGTCTGAACCACCAGCTGCCGCAGAAACAACACTAATTGTTCCTGTTGAGTAGGCACCAATGCCAGAAGTCATTCCAAAACCATCAATCTTATTAGCTAGTTCACCATTTGTTGACAAGTAACCGACTGTGACTACAGAACCATCTTCAATTTTACGGCCAACTGTTCCATTGCCGAAATAGATTTGATACTTTCCACCTTTTGATTCTTGTAAATAGAATACGGAAGAATTTGCACCAACATCCAAAATGTCGGTAACTTTATTATAAACTGTTGTGGATGTATTACTTACTGATGGTCTTACTGATACAGTAATTGTGGATGTATCAATGTCAGTATCAGGTAAAGTAAATATGGATTTTGGATTAGCACTCTCATCATAATTGAAGGTATAACTCATCAGCTGACCTTCTTTAATCTCCAAGTTTTCAAAATAATAACTTGTGTCAGATTTGGTAACTGTAACGCCATCCATAACAACAAAACTAAAAATTCTCTTATCGACCAGTTTTGAATTAAAGACGTAACCTTTTGGTATAGTCAATGTGTCTAATGTTGTATTGCCGCTATTGATTGTTAGGTTGATAGATGCAGTTGCAGCTGTCTTAGAATAAGGTACATATCCTAATGTTTTGGCATGAGAAACCACAGAATCACGCAACAAGGCAGTATCTAAGAATGCCTCGTTGGCAACCATGTTTAGATAGTAGGCATTATAGTGTGTATTGTAAGCTAAAAGATTAACCAAAACATTTAAACCAGAACCCTCAAAATCATAATCTTGGAATTCAGTTTGTTGTTTTAGGAATGATTTTAGGTTGGTTTTGATTGTATCGAAATCAAGGTCTGTTACCTGTAAACGATTTTGTGCCATTTATCGTACTCGTTCTAAGAAAAATTGTATTGTTACTGGTTCGGTTCTGTTGATAATGTAAAATTCCATTGCAACTCTAAAACCATTTTTATCATAATCAGGAAAAACCTGCACCTTTGAAACACTAACTCTAGGTTCAAAGTTTCTAATTGTTTCTGTTATCTCTCTTTGTACAAGAGTGGCTGTTACTGGATCCAAAGGTTCAAAGAGTAGCCTTTGGATATTAGAACCAATCTCTGGTTGAAATGGTACTTCATAGTGCTGAGTCAGTACCAAATTCTTAATGGAATTGATTACCGCCATCTCAGCAGTATGTTTATTGATATCTTTTCTGATTGGATGAATCTTAAAATTCAAATCCAAATCACGATATTCTCTGGAGTTTGTGGTTGTTGCTATTGCCATTTTCTATTTATTCAACCTATCCTCGATAATAGTTTACTTGAACCAATATAATTTTTAATTAAAAAGTCTTCTGTTTGGCCTGTGTTACCAACACCACGAGCTTGTTTATAGTCAGTCAATATAGCCAATGAATTCTTATAAAACTGTTCATCATGAACTCTACGTGTATAGAGAATGGAGTTAGCAGAATTAGCTGTGGTTGCTATGGCATTTACTGTATTGAATGTCAGGTTAGAAGTTCTGATGAACGGATCCATTTCACTACCAGAACCTGAAATTGAGATGCTAGCATTTATCGTATTAGCATATGTGGACATTGTATTGTAGATTGATATCAAATCATTTGCAACAAACAAACTTGTAAAGTTGCCCATAATTGGTGCATTGTTTGATACACCTTCTGTTTGGTAAATTAATGAAACTACTGCTTTGCCTGTCTGAACGGCAGTTTCATAATGTGGTAAATTTGCAACACCTTGGTCAGATGATATTGTTATAGAAGTTACACCAGATATACGATTCGTGTGAGCAAGAAAGTCACCAGCTTGTGTATTACCTGTTGCACTATTACTGATGTAACCAAACGTGCTACGAATT